TACTGCCATAGTCTAAGTGTTAAGTCTGCATCTTGTTCTGCATAAGGACCAACATACATAGCAGGTAATTTATACATTTCTGCTTTTGCATCAACACCCCATTCTTTTGCGGCTTCATATAATAATGCTTCTGATTTTGTATCTTTTAAATAATCTTTACCTAATTCGTTTAATGAATAACGAAATCTATTTTCATCTATTAGTGGCGCGGCAATTAAGGTATCAATAATTTTACCTTTTACTTCTACTCCCCACCATCTAAGCCAACCTACATCGTAAGAGGCGTTATGAAAAATTTTATCACATGGTAAATCCATGATCTTTTGTACTTGTCTCTTTAATATATTCTCATCAAAGTTACCACCACCCTCATGTCTTATAGGGAAATAACCTTTCCAACCTTCTACTGCTATAGCAACACCGGCTATATAACCATTATTAATTGCCCAACCCGGACCTTTAGTTTTAATATCTGGATCGTATGTCTCTAAATCAATCGCAATTTCTTTTGCTTCAGAAAGATTAGGAACCTTTTCCGGTGGTGTCCACTCACTCGGAGGTTGAAATAGGGGTATCTGTGTCATCATCTTTATCCTGTATTTCGCCTGCAATCGCCGCATATCCCGCCATGTCTATGTAACAATCTTTTGTAGGTCTGTGTTTTAATCGTGCTACTTTTACAAGCAACATACATATCGCCACATCATGCGCTGATATATTATAATCTAAATATGCACTCCATAACTTTGAAATGTTTTCATGGTTTTGATACTTGTCTCCGTAATCCATTTGACGTTGGCCGGAAACTATTTTTGCGGCTGTATCTAAATACTCTCTAGTTTTCATCTTTCTCCTTTATGTTGATAGACCGTAAATCATTATTGAGTAATTGTAAATCAAGTAATAATATTTTTAACTGATGATCAACTTTCTCACGGTTAAGTTTTGGTAACTCAGCACGTATTCGTCGTACTTGTTTTTCTGTTACACCCACTTGTTTTAGTGCAGTGTCTATTGTAAACATTAAAACGCCTCCATAAATTCTCTGTCTGTTTGTGATCTCACAATATCCAGATTGTTTCTTGCGCGTGTCATTCCCACATAGAATACACGTCGCTCTTCATCTCGTTGCGACCAATATGCTTCATCAGACTTACGAGACAAAGCCGTTAATAACATGACATTATCTGCTTCACTACCTTTTGATCCGTGTATCGTTGATAGTTTGATCCGTGGTCCGCGTCTAATGTTTTCTTTACGACGTAAACATGCACGCACATAAGTTTTCTTGTCGCTTTCTATGTTTTCTAATACTTTAAACCAAGGTTCTTCCTTGCTAGCTAATAATCCATACTGTGTCGATAATGTGTCATATGTGTACATTTTTTCTTTATCGGCATTTTTCATTGCCTTATGTTCTTTTGATACACCCTTTCCAGTTTTAATATAGGTGTAAACTTTTCTCACTGTTCTTATGTCTATTGATTTACCTTTTCGTAAATCTTCCCATGCAAGAATAGATTCATGTATACCTTTATTAATAGAAGTTTCATCATTTCTTTCGTAATATACTCCTTCATTTATTAAATCTTCTTCAAGCGCATCTAATTGATATTTATCTCTTCCTAATATCAACCACTCTCCTTTTTTTAATTTATTTAATTGTGGAACAAGATGAATATTTACTTCACCCATTTCATCTCTTGATGTCCATTCTTTCTCTACTCTATCTTTAACACGTTTTATTAATGTGTCTGCTTTTCTGTGTATTAGTTTAGACAAACGATAAGACTCGTTTAAAATAATTCTTTCTCCATCCATGTTAATTAAGTACTCTGGTCTTGCACCCGCCCAACGATAAATGGCTTGATCGTCGTCACCCGCTACATATACTCGCTTTGCTTTTGTAATAACACGTTCTACCATTTTCCATTGCAACCAACTAAGGTCTTGCGCTTCATCTACAATGACAACATCAAAGTCTGGCATAAGGTCATAATGTTTTTTATTAAAGTCTACAATCATGTCGGTCATGTCATATTTGTTTCTCTTCTTTTTATAGTCAATCAATGACTCATTTATATATTTTAATTTTCGTAAACCGCCTTCTATATGTCCTATTTCGGGATAATTAAAATAAGCTTCTGGTGTTAGTCCTCTTATCTTTGCACCGTCTATTACTTGCATAAACACATCATCGGGAAAACCTGCGCCATATTTTTTCACTTTGTTATTTGGATTACTTAATTTTATTTGCAATTTGTTAGAAATAAAAGCGTAATCATTATCGTTCATAATGTTTTCGTCTTTTAAATGTAACTCTCTGTATGCTAAACTATGTAGTGTACGAAAGTTTGTAAAATCTTTCGTACTATAATTTAACTGTGAGATAGCACGCGATAGCGCTTCATCTGCCGCTTGATTAGTAAATGCAAGATAAGCAATCTTGTTTGGAGCAACCTTATTTACTTTTAATTCTGTTTCCAAAACATTTAACAAATATGTTGTCTTACCTGTTCCGGGCGGACCATATATTACTTTTCTCATTTTATTTTTAACTCCGCATTTGTTTCAATCCATACTCTTGCGCCACAACTTAATGGTTTATCTGGTCTATACACAACTTTTGATTCTCCTAAGATGGAAACCTCGTGACAATATGTATTACTCTTACCCTCCTTAATTGTAATTACTGGTTCATTTGTTCCATGTTTTTTATTTGCTTTAATTTTATGCATATTGACGTGTATTCTTTTCATTAAAAAGGTGTCTCCTCTTCCATGTTCGGTGTTTTAAAGTCTTCGGTGTTTTTTCTTATCCAAGGCAAATACCACAGGTACGCTGCTTTTCCTTTTATCCTACGTCTTATATCTCCGCCACCTAACTTGTTTCTAATATGTGCGGCCATTTGTGTAGAACTAAAATTTTTAAAATCATGTTTCTTCAAAAACTTTTGTAACTTATCGGATTTAAAGAACGCTGTCATTTTTTTCACACTCACTTCTCTTTCACCTTTTTCATCGTTTATCTTGTCTATGTATTCTTTTTTTTCAAACAATGCCTTACCCATATCGACTTCGTCTATGTGCTCTGCTTCTCCTTGATCCTCTAAAAATTGTTCTAGTAAAGTTTCAAATCTACCCGCTTTTGTAATTTCATGTGCCATTTCAATAATTACAACATTTTTCATTAACTGTTGTAATTTTCTTCTCCAAGCGGCTGTAGATATAACGCTTGGAACATCTATAATTTGATTCATACACTCCTGTCCAAATTGATGTTGATTGTATAATTGATCTGTAGTTACAATAACTCTTCTTCCGTCAACGTTTAAATACCATGTTGAGTCATCACTTTTATAAACAGTTAAATCGCCTATTTGACTATTAAAATTACCACCAACACCAAATTGCCTTAATTTACATTCTTCTAAACTACAATGAATACACATTGGCTGATCTTGACATTTATAGGCATACTCCTTTTTCTCATGCTGTTTTTGCATTTTTAAAACTTGCTTTGAAGATAAAGGTGGGTTCATATACTTGTGATTAAATTCATCTAATTTATCTTGCCAATCGTCTGGCCATTTCTTTTTTGCATACACTGCGTATTGAAACAGTGTGTTGTCTCTATTACCTTGAGGCACTCCCTGTGACATCAATGTTTCTAAACAAGGGGGACCATCATTAAAATTTTTTACTACATTCTTTCTTTTTGGTTTTATCTTTTTTAAATCTTCTTCGGACGTACAATAAGTATCATATAAAGAAAAGAAATCATCAAGACTAACAGCCATACCATCGTCATTAAAGCCATGACGAAAAGAATTACTAGCGTCGTGATAGGGAAGATTAAGAAAGTTTCCAGTATCGCCGCGATCCGCTTTAATTTCAATTTGTTTTGGAAATATTTCACAATTTGCATAACCTAGTGCTCCTGCCCATTCTTGTAGTTTATCACGCATTAACTTTGCTTGTATAGGTTTTTTTGTAAATAAAAATACGTGCGCACCCCCACTTTTCGATCTACACATAACAAGTGGTAATTCTAATTCTCTTATTTTTCTTATTATTTTATCATGCTTTAAAGGATATGTATCAATGTCTATACATCCCCATGTGCATGTTGCATCGTCCCTAATTGGTATAATACCAAGACTAGGTTCTTTACCATTAATGTGATCTATCCATAATTGATCTGTAACAGGTGCTTTTTTTATAAAAGCTTGACCACCTGCCTTACCATTAGTGGACTCCCCACTGCTTTTATAAATACCGTAGGCTCTATCTAAACCATAAAATATACTCTTAAACTTCTTTACGCTTTCTTCCATATGCACTCACTAAAATTAAAGGGGCGGTTGCCCGCCCCATGTTGGTTAAAATGGAACCTTTTGTTCACTAGCAGAAGACTCTTCTTCATACTTGACTTTAACTTCGCCTTTATTTACGCTTTCAGCAAATGCTTTAGCGATGGCATAAAGGTTAGCATCTTCAAGTTGAGATTCTCTACTAACTTCCCAACCATACCAATTACCCTTATCGTTGCCCTCTTTTGTCGTTTTGAGGCGATAGTAGTGACTGTAAGAGGGTGGAGTAAATAGTCCATTCTTACCACTTAATTTTAAGTTTAGTAACATAGAGTTCCACTTTCTACTCTTTTTAAGCTGTGTAGCTTTCATTGTAATAAGAGCCGGAGTTGAATCTCCATCCTCAGTTACAAGTAGTACATAGTGATTACCACACGTCTCAACATAGTTTCCGTTTTCTAAACGGTCTTTGTTGTTTTCATCTCGTGTAGTCTTTGTCAAGATGTCACTGGAAGCATCATAGACATTAATCGGTGCACCCGATCCTTGTCCTCTGTCAGCCCACTCAACGTATTGACGTTGATACGCACATGGTAGAACACGAATACCATTTAATCCATCATACAGATCATTAGTCACTGTATTAAAAATCATTCCGGCTTTTGCGCCTTCGATATCTTCGAGTTCTGGTGATAACTGCATCAAGACTTTTAGTCTTGGTGTCGCTAAGTCGTCTTGTGAAATATTTTCAAGGCCACTGTGTGCGTCCCCTTCCATTAATTCCAGACTTAGTGCAGGTAGTTGACTTTCTTCTTTTTTTGCAACATTAGCCATAAGGCCTCCTTTTACGTTTTACTTATTTTTGTTTCGGCGCCAACAAAGACTCCGAATTTGTCCATCGGTAACTCAGTTCCCTCATTTATTTGTTCTCTTACAAACGCTTTGAGAGTCATGGGTTCCACCCAGACCTTCTGTGTATGCTCATATCCTAATGAATTTATATTGTCAATAAATTCATTTGCCGATTGATCCTCACCTTTACCAAACGTGGCAGATACTTGGTTTTTTATCAAGTCGCCATGTCCATTATCACGAAGCCAATTAAATGCTTCTTCGCGATATCTAACCGGAATAGAAGCTTGCACTAATTGTTTCACCTTTACAGATGAACCATCTTTTAGTGTCAAACTTTCTAATCCTAATTCTGACATTTTTGCCGGAATTATTTCTTGTGACAATTTACGAGCGGCTTTCGCTTTCGCTTTTAACTGCTCTTCTAACTGTCTCATTTCTTCTTCAAGCGACGCTTGTTCCGCGCACAAATCAGCCATCTCTTTTAAAGAGTTGTCACCAATCGTTGGCGTTGTTACATCACTTTCCATTTCGTCAAGTAAGTTACTCATCAATTTCTCCTCTCTCATATAAGTTAACTTCTATGGGATAGTATTTATACTCTCTTCTATCCCATTTCAAGCATTTAAATTTCCCGCGATTTTGTGTCGCAGCTATGGCACATGCTATACCGATAGCAGATGGATCACCCATTAATAATAAGTAATCTTCATCATTAAAATTTCTCAGTTTATAATTTAGTCTCTTCACTGTTGGTCCAGCACTTAAAACTAATTGAGAACCTTCTGGTAATAACAATTCTAAGTCACCGAACTTTTCTGCACTTAAAATATTTCTACCCGAAACTTCTTGTACTACATATACCGTCATTCTTTCTCCTTTGATTAGCATATACCATTGACAAAAAGTTTTGCAAGTGTTATTTATAAAATAAGAATTAAAGAAGGACAACATTATGGACTACAAGTTTAAAACAGAGCCTTATGCGCATCAATTACATGCGTTAGGTGCAAGTCATAACAGAGAAAACTATGCTTTATTTATGGAAATGGGTACAGGTAAATCTAAAGTATTGGTTGATAATATTGCTATGTTGTATGATAAAGGTAAGATAAATGCCGCACTAATTGTCGCACCAAAAGGTGTATACAGAAACTGGGAGCGTCAAGAAATTCCTATACACATGCCAGAGCATGTATTGTATAATGTAGTGACATGGTCACCTTCTGCAACGAAAAAACAAGAAGCAGAAAATAGAAAATTATTTAAGCACGGTGAAGAACTGACTATATTCTTGATGAATATTGAGGCTTTTAGTACAAAAAAAGGTTTAGATATAGCTCAAAGATTTTTAATAGCACATCAAACACTGATGGCAATTGATGAATCAACGACGATAAAATCTCCCACAGCATCACGAACAA